GCGGGCTGGGTGGGGTCAATTACGCTTTGCGTGTAGGCAATGGATAGCGTGCTGTCGAAGTCAGGCAGGCGCGCGGCGTAGGTGATGCGGCAGGCGCCGGTAAAGTAGTTCACGGTGCCCGAAGCGCCGCCGCCCGATAGGCCGCCAACGCCATCGTCTGCCAGGGTGTAGGTAGTGCCGTTGGCCGTGTAGCTTGGCACCACTGTGCCCGGTTTGATGGGCAGGCTCGGCAGCGTAAATTCCTGGTACGGGCCGGCCGCGTCGGCGGTGTGCACTTCGTAGTGCACCGGGCTTCCCCAGCTGTCTATCACGCTGCTGCCCACATCGGGCAACGCGCCAAGGGTGACGGTGCGCGCGCCGGTGGCGTAATCTACGGTGCCGGTGCCTTGGCTGCTGTCGGTGCCCTCAAGCACGCCATCGCCCCGATCGCGCAGGGTGTACCAGCGCCCAAGCGCCCGGAAAGAGAATGTGGCCGAGCCGGGCGCCGGCAGAGGCAGGAGCACGCGGGTGTACACCGTGCCGCGCGTGGCCAGGGTCACCGCGGCAGCGTGGGTGTGCGCGGCCTGGCCCACAGCCACCTGGGGCACATAGGAAAGCGTGGCCTCCAGGTCGCCGCCGTAGGCAATGGCCACTTTGAGCAGGCCGCCGGCGTAATCTACGGTGCCGGCAAAGCCCGGGCTGCCGGGGGCGGTGATGTTGCCCGCTCCATCGTCGGTCGAATCAAAAGTGCCGCCGCCAATGTCCAAAGAAATGGCGAGAGAGCCCGGCGCAATGGGCAGCAGGGTGCGCCACGTCTGCTCGACGCCTCCGTTTCCGCTAGCAAAAAAGATGGTGGGATCTGCCACCGGTGCGGCAGCGGCGTCTACCCGTGCCACCGCGCCGCCAATGCTGGCGAGGGCAATGGGCCCCTCTCGCTGGGTGGTGGGCACGATGGGCGCGTACACACTGGGCACGGTCAGCGTGAGCGCGCCCAGGGCTGCGGCAGCCGACAGCGGCTTGATGCCGAAGTAGCGGGCGGCGTCGGCCACGGTGGTGGCGCGCAGCAGCGTGGCGCCGCGCGCATCCGAGAAGCGCGAGGGGCTGTCAAGCCCGCGAAATTCGCGCCCCAGCGGGGTGGTGGTGGTAAGGGTCAGCACCCGGTAGGTGAACTCGCCCGCGTTGTCAACGAAGGTGCGCAGCTCGTGGGCGATTTTCTGCACTGCAAAAAACTGCTGCGCGATCAGCACGTCGCCCGCTTCTTCGCTCAGGCAGTACACGTCGCCAACGTCGGGCAGGGGTTCTTCGGGGCGCTGGTAGGCCAGCACCACGCCGGCATTTTTGAGCTGGCGGCCGTAGACCAGCATTCGCGATTCGGGCCCGGCGACGACGTAGTTTTCAACGAAGTTGCGCGCGTCGGTGCGGGTGTCGTAGTCGCCCCCGCTGGAAAACAGCAGCACGCCGATGCGGGGGTTGTCGGGCGCATCGGTGACGATGACGTGCGCGCCGGCGTACAGATCGACGCTGGCGGTGTTGACGTGGCCGTAGATTTTGCGGATGTTGTCGCGGCCATAGACCGAGTCGAGGCGGCTGATTTTGGGGAACACGTTGCCCGCCACGCCGTCGGGGATGGCGCGGTTGGTGCGCCGGCCGCCGCCGTCGGGCGTGTCTGTCATGCGCTCGGATTCGAGCAGGCGGATGTCGGTGGCAAGAATGGTCATGGGGGCTTAAACCTCGATCAGCCGCACGGTGGCGACGTAGGGGTGGCTGGCGGGGGGCAGCTCGGGGCGGGCAATGGGGCGCGCGGTAATGGGGTCGCCGGGGGCGAACATCACGGCGAACGTGCGGGCATCCGCCAGGGTGAGCGTGTAGGTGGCGCCTGGCACGGCGGCAAGGGCGCGCAGGCTACCCAGCACGTCGCGGCGAATCCACCCGGCGTCTTCGTCAGCCTGCAGGGTGATGGGGCGGCCGGCCTGGCGGGCCTGCGCGTCGACCAGCAGCGCGCCGGTAATGCTGTATTCGGTGGCCTGCTCGGCGGCGATCCAGTCGTGCTCGTCGGTCCAGATCATTCCGCGCGGGATCTGGACCAGGGCCAGTTGGTGGTAGGTGGTGCTCATTGGGCGGCCCCGCGCGCCTGGGCAATTCGGCGCATGATTTCTTCGGCATCGCTTTGGCTGCGCGCGTCTGAAAAGCTGATGGATGTGGTGCCCAGGCCCGGGATGGTGATATTGCTGACGTAGGTATTGCCGAAGCTGGAATTTCTGCCGGGGGTTGGGCCGGGCGCAGGGGGTGGGCCGGGGTTTGCCGGGGGCTTGCCACCGCTCAAATAGCCGCTGCGGTTGGCCGCCTCCGCCTTGCCCTTGGGGTCGTATTTGTAGTAATCGACCATCTTGCCGAGCGCTTCGGACAAGGTGCCGTATTTGCCGCCCCACTTTTTCTGCGCACTGCCGGCGATGTAGTCGACGCTGCCATCGCTTTTGACAAACTGCTTGGCCAGGTCTTCGGCCAGGGTTTGGTCAAGCCCGGCGCTTTGCAGGTAGTCAATGATGGCCGCGCGCGTCCACAGCCATTGCTGCTGCACGTTGCCCTTGGCGTCGGACGTCATGCCGTCTTTGTTGCTGTAGGTGCCCCCCATTTTTTTAACGCCGGGCGCAAGGTCTTCGGGCTTGTCGCCCTGGCCGGGCTTGCCGTACTTTTGCAGCACGCGCTGCTGGTATTCGGCCACGGCCTGGGTGGCCTCGCGCACGGCGGCCGTGGTGCCATGCCAGCCGGCGGCGGCGGCGGCCGTGCCTTTTTCTGCGTCGGCGCCGGCTTTGAGCGTGGCTTTGCCGGCGGCGTCGACTTCGACGGTGTATTTGTTGGCGGCGGCCTGGGCGGTGACCCAGCTGGGGGCGATGCCGTTGTTGGCGGCGATGGCCCTGTCGGCCGCCACCTTGAAGGCGTTGGCAATGTCTTGGGCGCTGCTGGTGCCGGCGGTTTTGATGGTTTCGTAGTCGCGCCGGGCATTGGCGGCCTGGTCCTTTAGCGCGGCGCTGCTGGTGACGCCAAGGCGCTGGAATGCGGCGTCGATCTGCGCGGCCGCGTCCTGCGCGGCCTTGGCCGCATCCTTTGCCGCTGGGCCGGTGCCGGCCAGGGCTTTGTTAATTTCTATGATCTTTTGCGCGGCCGCCTGCAGATCCCCCTTCTCAACCAAGGCCGCGTATTCCTCGCGCAGGTCTTTGATGGCCTGGCGGGCGGCAATGTCTGCGGCGGCCTTGTCTTCGGTGGCCTTTTTGGCGGTGGCTGTTTTTTGGCCAACCGCCTCAATCTGCGCCGCCATGTCGGCTATGGCTTTGCTTGTGGTGCCTGCGGCCTGCCCGGTTTGCGTGATTTCGCCGGTGAGCCCGGCAAAGCCGTTGCGGGCGGTTTGCGCGCTGTCGGCCATGCCCACAAACGCAGCGCTGGCTTTGTCGCGCATGGCCTGGGCGGCTTCGCTAAAGCCCTGGGCCATGCTGCGCGCGTCTTCTGCGGCAAGCTTGAAGCTTTCAGACAGCGCGCCAAAGGTGACGCTGGCCAGGCCTTCGCGCAGCTGGGCCACGCCTTGCATGACGATGGCGGCCATTTCGGTGAACGCGCTGCCAAGGCCATAAATGCCTGTGAGCACAGCATTGACGCCGGCGCTCATGACCCCGTAGGCGGTCTGCACAATGTTGCCGGCATTGGTAGCGTACTGGCCGAATTCGGTGAACCGCTGGTTAGCAGTGTCGGCAAATTCTTGCAGGCGCGTGAGCACAGCGGAAAAGTCGACCGTGCCGACAAAGTCGCGCACCCACTTGATGCCGGCCTGGAATGCGGTGGCGATGGATTCGCCGAACTTCTGCACCGTTCCATCGGCCACGGCCGCACGGAATGCCCCGGCCAATTGGTCCACGCCGTCTTTGAGTACCGGCAGCACGGGCGTGCCGAGCACGTTCTTGACGGTGTCCCACGCGCTGGTTAGGCCCTTGAAGCTGCCGGCCAGGTTGTCCTGCATGACCTTGGCGGTGGCGGCGGCGCTGCCGGCGGCGGATTCGAGCTTTTTCTTGAGCTCGTCGAGCGCGGGCATGCCTTGGTTCAGCAGCGCGCGCAGGGCGGGGCCGGCGTTGAGGCCCACGGCCAGAATGGCTTTTTCGCCCTTGGGGCCGGCGGCGGCGAGCTGGTGCAGGGCCAGCTCGAAATTGTTGGTGGTAATTCCGGCGTCGACCAGGGCAGTTTTGAACTGGCTGGCCGGGTCTTGGAACTGCGCCATCATGTTGGACACGGCGGTGCCGCTGCGCGATGCGTCAATGCCGGCGTCGGCCAGCTTGCCCATGATGGCGACGGTGCCCTCAAGGCTGACGCCGGCGCTTTGCGCAATGGGGGCGGCGTAGCTCAGCGCCTGGGCCAGGCCTTCGACGCTGGTGTTGGTGGCATTGGCGCCCAGGGCGAGCACGTCGGCCACGCGGGCGGCGTCGGTAAACGCCAGGCCCATGCCGGCCACGGCCTTGGTGACGAATTCACTGGCCTGGGCCAAGCCAATGTCGCCGGCCTGCGCAAGGTTGAGCACGGCGGGCAAGGTGGCCACGGCGTCGGCGGCGGACAGGCCGGCTTTGCCCAGGGTTTCCAGGGCGCCGGCGGCCTCGGTGCTGGTGTATTTGGTGTTCGCGCCGGCGTCTTGCGCCGCCTGCGTAAGCACCTGCATTTCCTTGGCGCTGGCGCCGGTGGCGGCCTGCACGCGGCTCATGCCGGCTTCGAATTCCGCGGCGCCCTTGACTACGCTAGAAAACGCGCTGACGCCAAAGTACGTGGCAATGGCCGCGCCTACGGTAGCCACTTTGGCCTGAAGCGACGAGAAAACGCTGGACGCGTTGTCCTTGGCGTTGATCAGGATCTGAATGGGCTTGATGGCCACGGGGCGGTGCTCTCGGGGTTAGGCTTTTGGGCAATGCAGCGGCTTCGACTGGCGCCTGTGTTGCAAGGCGCCACTGGGAGCCGCACGGCCGCGTGGGGCCGTGCCGTTCGCGGGCGCTTAGGCGGCCGGGCGGCCGTCGACGTACAGCGCTTCGCGGTTCGCGCTTTTGAGCACTTCGACCGAAAATTCCATGCTTGTGAAGTCGGTGCCCTCTTGGATGATGGGCAGGTCGCCGGATGGCGTGAGTGTGACTTTTGGCATGAACCAGTCGCGGTTGGTGCCGCTGGCGTTGTCTGCAATGACGCGCAGGGCGCCCGAGACTTCGGCGGTGGCGCCGGACTTGACGCGCGGCCAGCTTTTGGCGCCCGTGGTGTAGGTGACTTTGACCACGCTGGCATCGGCAATGGCGCCGGCGGCAATGATCTGCAGGCGGCCCAGGTCGGTGTCGAGCACGTAGTCGGTGCCGAGCACGTAGGTGACGGCGCCCGCCTCGTTTTTGACCACCACCGTGCTGATCAGGCGCACGCCAGCCGGCGCCAGGGCACCGGCGCCCAGCTGGTAAATGCGGCCCTTGCTGACGGTGTGCAGCTCGTCAGTCACGGTGCCGGCGCTTTGCGACTGGGTTTCTTCAGAGCCGGACACAAACAGCGCCAGGTTGGCCATGCTGAAGTTGTCGCACGTCAGGCTGCCGGTGCGGTTGACCTTGACGATGAGCGCGGCGTCTTTTTCCGCCAAGCCGGTTTCCGAGCTGAAGTGCTCGGCTTTTTCGGTGTCGGCGGTGAAGGTGAAGCCGGGGCAGTTGCCCAGGGCAATTTCGCCCGTGGGCAGGCCGGCGCCGTCGAAGCGGTCGAAGTACACGCGGCCGCGCGGGATGGCGTATTCGTTGGTGACGTTGGTGATGGCCATGGTGGTGGGCTCCGGTCAGTCGGTAAATGGATGGGGTGAAGGGGCGGGGCTCATTGCTGGCCCATGTACCGCGCGGCGGTGGAAAAGCTCATTTCGTAGCCGACCACGCCCTCGTCGGCAAAGGCGGGCTCTTGCACGCGCGCCAGGCGCAGGGGCTCCCAGCCGCGCCCGCCCTGCTGGCCGGGCTGCCAGTTGTGCAGGGACTCAAACACGGCGGCAAAGGCGGCGTCAAGAATGTCGGCGGCGTCGGCGCCCCGGCGCACCATGAGCGTGGCGGTCCACTCGGGCGAGACCATGGCGGCGCCGGTTTTGCTGTCTGCCACGCCGGCGCCGGTGCAGCGCAGGTCCACCGCGGGGGTGCTGCGGCGGTCGGCGCTGTCGGTGCCAAGGCGCACCTGCCAGCCGGTGAGCTGGGGCAGCGCCTGCAGGCGGGCTTTGAGGGGGGCAGCGAGGGCTAGCATGGGCTTATTCCTCGGCGTACAGCGTGAGGCGCGTGGCACCCGTGCCATCGGGCTCGCAGCGCTCTACTTTGTAGGGCACGGCGGCGATGGTGATGGTGTCGCCGCGCTGCACGCCCACGCTGCTGGGCAGCAGGCAGGTGGGTGCATCGGCGTCGAGCGATTCGCCAAAGGGGGCGGCATGCGGGGCGTCGAAGATGACGGGCACTTCGACGCCGCCGACGGTCGCCGTGGTGGCGAATTCGGCGGTGCTGAAAAATGCGGTCATGTCTTCGGCGAACATGGTGGTCAGCCCTGCGCGGCGGCCTTGTCGGCTTTGTCGGCCTTGTCGGCTTTGTCGGCCTTGGCCTGCTTGGCCGGTGCCTCGATGGCCCAGCCGTGGCGCAGCGCGAGCTGGCCCTCGGCCTGGTCGACCGTGACGGCCACGCCCTCGGCGACGGGCTCGCCGTCGAGCATCATGTTGCGCAGGGGGATGATTCGCATGGCCGGCCCCTTATGCCGTGAGGGCGTCGAGCATGGCGGCGAAGCTGACCGCGTTGCGCACGGCGATGTCGACGTCTTGCAGGGCGACCACGCGCACGGTGCCGCTGGTGCTGCCGCTGTAGGGGTCGACCATGAGGTCAAGCGTGCCCCACTGGCCGACGATCAGGTCGGCCCAGTTGCCGAAGACGATGGCCGAGCACACGCCGGCGGCGCTGCCTTTGGTGAGGTTGCTGGGCACCTGGTTGCTGACCACGGCGTTGTAGCCGTTGACGCTGCCGTCTTCCCAGATAAAGCCGTTTTGGCCGCTGACCTTGCTGCTGGTCTTGAGCTTGCCGCGCACCTTGGCGTTGGTGAGGTAGCCCATGCTGCCCACGTCGGCATTGGCCACGGCGACCTGCGATTCGAGGTCGACAATGTTGCCCCAGGTGGGCGCCAAGCCATTGGTGCCGCCGGCCACGCTGCCGATGCCGCTGACCTTGAGCACGCCTTTGGGCTCGTTGCTTGCGCCCTGGCCGTTGATGGCGGCCAGGTCAATCGCCAGGGCGAGCACGGTGGCAAGGTCGTTGCGCACAAAGGCTTCGACGTCGATGCTCGACTGCAGCAGGAGCTTGCGGCTGATGTCGCTGTAGGCGCCAACGGTTTTGGGCGACATGGCGACCTGGTCGAATGCGGCATGCGATTCGGTAGGCGCGCCGCTCTCAGCCACCCAGTAGGCGGTGGCGCCACCCGTTTGGCGTGGGATGGCGATGTTGCCTACCAGGCCGCCCATGAACTGCGCGCCCAGGCCCGTCAAGGCCATTTTGTTGCGCAGCAGGTCAATGAAGTTGGCAGCCAGCAGGTTGGTGGCCACGGTGTGGCCGCCTGCGGTGGCGGTGCCGACCGTCATGTCGCGCTGCTGCACTTCAACGGGCACGAAGAAACCTTGCGCCTGGCGGCCCAGCTTGGCGCCGTAGGCTTCGCTGCAGTCGCGCTCAAACGCGGCGGCCTCTTGCGCCTGGCGGTCCTTTGGGTTGGCCAGGGCGTTGAGGGCGCGCATGAAGGAGAAGCGCTGGGCTTCCTTCTTGCTCAGGCCGATTTCGGCCGTGGGTACGGGCGCGGTGGCCATGTGCTGCAGCATGTCGGCGCGGAATTGCTCCACCGATTTGCCAGCGCGCAGGGCCTCGGAAGCCTTCTTTTCGCCGCCTTGCTTGGCGAACATTTCGCCGATGGCGATGATGTCGGCGGCGCGGGTGGTGGCGGCCTGGTTGGCCTTGTCGGCGGCGGCGCGCTCGATGGCGGCCATGTCAACAGGGGCAGGGGTCGTGGTGATTTCGGGCATGGTGCGCTCCGGGGTCAGGGTTTGGATGGGGTTGTCGCCGCCGTCTGCTGCGCTGCGGCCGATTCCAACGGTCGCGTCAGCGGGTACGGAGACGAGGGAGATTTCAAGCGGCTCCCAGTCGGTCACGCGGTACGTGTCCAGGCCGGTGTCGCTGGTTTCCACAAGCGTGGCTTTGTGGATGGCGTAGCCGACGCTGACATTGCGGCGAATGCCGTCCTGCACGTCTTGCCACACCTCTTGTGCCCGCGCGCTTTTTCCAAAGCGCACCACGGCGCGACCTACCCGGTCGGCGTCGATGCGGACAGATTCGACCGCGCCGATCTGGTCGCGGGTGTCGTGGTCCATGAGCAAGGGGCCGCCGGATGTGAGGCGGCCCAGGCGCACGGCCGTGGGGTTGTTGTCCAGCACTTCGATGCCCCACCAGCGTTCGTAGGGCGTTTCGCTGGAGAACGCCAGCTCGATGGTGCGGGCGTCTTCACTGATGGCAGCGCGGTCCACTGTGGACGCGCGCTGCACCGTGGTGGCGGGCTTGATGGTTTTGAGGGCTTGGCTCATGGGCGTGGAGTTTGTTGGCGCAACCCGCAACCGGTTAAGGCAAAGCGGTTGCGGGTCATGGCTCGGCGGGGTTGTCTTGCCCGGCGCTGGCATTGGCCGGGGCGCTGCCGCCGTTGGTGAAGTCGATCAGCGTGACCTTGGCCTTGGCGACCATGGCCTCGAAGGCGGCGATGGAATCAATGACGTCCTCCACGTCAACGCCGTTTCGCGCGGCCACCATTTGCGGGCTGGCGATGCCTGTTTTGATTTCGAGGCGCGCCGCCTCAATGTCTTTCACGGGGTCGACCCACGACCAGCGGCGGCCCTGCCATTCGTGGGCGCTGAACTTTTCGTGCTTGGCAAGCGGTAGCGCCGAGCCGTTGGGCATGGTGATGACACCGGCGGCCATGGCGCGCGGGAACCACTCGGCGTAGATCGGCTCGAGCAGCGCGTCGATGAACCAGTTTTGCAGCGTGCCCCACTGGTCGCGCTCTTCCAAAACACCCGCGCGAATACTGGAATAGTTGACGCCCTCCAGGTCATTGGCCAGGCTGTTGTAGGCAACGTCGAGCCCGCTGGATATGCGGCGCAGAATGGCTTTGGTGAAGGGGTCAAAAACCTCGTTCGGGTACTTGCTGTCGAACGCCCGCATGTCATAGCCCTCGGGCAGCACGTCATACGTGCCGGGGGCGGTGAGCTGGATGGCGGCGCCGTCTTCTTGCCCGCCTCCCATGTCGGGCGCGGTGCCGTCAGGCGAAACGATGAACCCCAGTGTGTCGGCGCCCTTGCGCGCGGCCAGCAGCGCGCTGCGGGTGAATTCGCCCAGGTCGTGCATGGCGAGCATGGCGGCGTGCATCCACGGCAGGCCGCGCGCCTGCTCGGCCATTTCGGGCACGAAGATGTGCAGCACATCGGCGGCGGGCAGGCGGGTGCTGGTGCCCGTGGCGCCGTCGGCCCGGTCTTTCAGCCAGTAGCCCAGCGGGCGCTGGAATTCGTCCAGCTCCACGCCCATGACGATGGCGTTGCGGCCTGCCGTGGGCGCCTGGTTGCGCATGGTGTCGAGCCGGGCAACGTCCAGCAGCTGGATGGCGAGGCCCTCGGCGTTGCCTGCCTGCTTGCCGCGCACGATGCGCACAAGGGCCTCGCCGTCGCGCGCGACAGCCACGGCGGTGGCGCGGCAGGCGTCGGCAAAGCTCATGCGGCCCGTGATTTCGGCGCTGCCCTTTTTGGCCCACTTGTAGTACGCGAGCTCAATGGCGGCATTGGCCAGGCTGTCGGGCTTCTTGGGGCCGTCTTGCACGCGGGCCTGCAGGGTGAAGCCGGCGGGGCCGACCACGTTGCGCGCCACCATGCGCAGGAACTTGCGCGCGTAGTCGTTGTTCTTGGCGAGGTCGCGGGCGCGTGAGCGCAGGGCGTCGAGGTCGCTGCGCAGTTCGTCGTTGATGGCACGCGAGCCTGCCAGCCAGCTGGCGGTGAGGCGGTCGTGCGTTGCGGCGGTGAATGGCCCGCGCGCACCGCGCCCCGGCAGCGGCTGGCCACGGGCAGCGGCCATGGCGCGCTGTGCTTCGCGCTGGGCGGTGAATTTGGCCAGCACGGTGCTGCCCTTGTTGGCGGCCAGCGCCTGGGCGCGGGCGAATTGGTCGGCGGGCATGGTCAGAACCTCACGGCGATGCGGCGCGCGGGCGGCTGGCCGCCGAAGGTCAGGGCCTCGCGGTTGGCCTCGCCCTCTGCCATGCGGATGCGCTCGCGGATTTCGGTGGCGGTGGCAAAGCGCATGCGGCGCCCGGCGATTTCGTATTCCTGCACCTGGCCGCTGGTGGCGAGCCACTTAAGCAGCGCGGCGCGCAGGTCATCCAGGGCGCGCACGGCAGGGCTGCGCGCGTCGGCGCCGCCGGCGGATGCAGCCCAGTCGGGTTTGATGGTGACGG